GTTTCCATCTTTGGCATTGGTTTAAATTGACCCATGACGAGCTCCTAATTAGGCTTGTGTGACGCCAAGAGCGCCAGTGCGGGTTGCATTTGGGCCAATCGCAATCGCTGGCAACATGATGCCAACAACAAGGCGCTTGATACCGTCAGGTGCGCTAGATGGGCTGAATGTGCCGCGAACGTCGCCTGTGGTAGTGGTAGCGGTAGTTTGCACAGCAGCAGCGAATGTACCGCTGTCGATTGCAAAACCGTTGTTCCAACCAACGTGGCAGATGTAAGCGCCATCATTCACGCGAACTGGAAAACCCAGCAACTGAGTTGTGCCGACCGTGACAGCGGTTGTCGAAGCGCCTGCACCAGAAATTGAAGTGATCTGGTAGAACGCTTTTTTACCGTTTGTCGTGGCTGCAGCAACCGACGTGATTACTTCGCTCATAGCCTGACCATAGTAGTCAAAGCCAGTGATCGTGTAAGCGCGTGCTGTACCGCCAGTGACCAGCGAGACTGAAACTACGCGTGGGCAATCAAGCTGAATGACAGTAGTTCCATCAGCGCGGACAACAGATTTTGTTCCTGCGCCTGCTGTCAGGGTCAGGTTACCTGCGGCTGCAGGAGTCTGAGTTGCGGCGATGTTTGATGTCGACGAAGTTTGTGGCACGACGTCCCAGACGTAGATGCGACCAAGAGGACCAACACCCAAGTCCATTGGAGCTGGATCACCAAGGTAAGCGTTACCAGAAGCAGTAATGGTGATAGCACCAGTTGCCGAGGATGATGCGCTTACAGTGTATGTACCAACACCGCCAGTACCTGTACCGAATGCAGTGATATACGAGCCTGCGGTTACGCCAGTACCTGAAACGTATTGACCGAGCACGATAGGATCGCCAGACAGCATTGCTGTGACGGTCATTGTGGTTGTTGTGATCGAACCTGCGAACGTGGCAGTAATCGATGATGGCGCAATACCCATAAAGGTTTGCGCGTTACCTAAGAATAGGTCGTCTGAAAATTGAGGCATGTCGTCTGCTCCATGAAAAGTATGACGAATTAAAAAAGGGGGTAGGTTTCCCCACCCCCGTTTGCTTACACTCCGGGCGTACCGAACATGGCGCGTGGATCAGTCCACGACAACCAGTAACGCTCAGTTGCTTTGTAGCGCATCGAGTCTGTCTCGAAGTCGCCTTCCATAGTCTTCTCGAGACCACGGCGCATCATCAACTTCATGCCTTCTGGTGCGTCGGTTTGTACCCACCAGTTGGTTGCTGAAGTCAAACGGCTTATAACAGCAGCGCCTTCAGGCATCAGACCAATCGACTTGACTGGGTTGATGTCGTTGTTGGCAGTGCCAGTACGCAGAACCGATTTCAGCAGAACTTCGGCTTGGAACACGTTACCGGGGGCAACGACCAGCTTCAGTGGCTGAAGACGAATCTTCTTACCGTTGTTATCCACAGCCGAACGAACCTGAATCAACATTTGCTCAAGCGATGTCTGCGAAAGGTTCGCAGCAGTAGCCAGCAAGTTGCTGAATGTGCCGTTGACGATTGGATGGTTTGATGCGCTCAACTGTACGCCGTCACCGCCCGTGTAGGAACTGTTGAATGCGTTGTTGAGGACGTTTGCTGCCAGCGTCTCTTTGGTCTCAACCAGTGACTGAGCCAAGTGCTTTGCATAAACCTGACCGATACGAATGTGATCGCCGTCTTCGACCAGAACTTTCGTCAGAGCGAAAGCCAGACCGTAGACCTTGTACACATAGCGCTGCAGGAACAGAACGCCGCCCTGCTGATACGATACAGGAGTACCGTCAGGCAGTTCAGGTGCTGCGCCGAAGCCGTACAGTACGGGTTCTTCGTGGTAGTTACGGGGAATGCCCATCTGCTCACGGAAAACCTGTGACCATTCATCTGAGCGCAGATCATAGACTCCGTCGAAACATTCATTGAGAATTGGCTCAACGATGCTTCGGAAGTCGGTACTTCTCATTGGAGCTGCCATTTTGTCATCTCCCCTTAGATAGCGTTAACGGTTGAAATGAACTGTGGCTTGCTGACCTGTACGCGAACTACGACGTATGGATCACCCCAGTTGTTGCCCGGAATCGGAGCAAGGTCAACAATACGGAATTGACCAGCAGAACCTGAACCGACCAGTGAGGCGGAGAGGGTCATCTGTGACAAACCTGTAGTTGTCGAACCAGCAGTGAAGTTGCTCAGGTTGGCTTCGTTACCGATAGCTGTTTGAGCCATAGTGCCGTCTGTCTGGATTTCATAAACGATCTGTTGATCATTGTAGAAATAAGCGACGATACTACCTGCGATTGCAGTGGTGGAGGCGGGCCAATAATTCGACACGCGACGACGACCAGTTGTATCTGTCCACTCTACGCCAGCAAAGCTGCCAGAGACGAGACCAGAGTTTGTGGTTGTATCCAGAACTGGAAGAATGACACCAGCGTTTGGCGAATACTGGACAGCCTGACCTTTCAGGATGTTCGTAGCATAGCCAGAGGTAATTCCGTTGGCAAGCGCCTGAGCACGATCCAAGCCAGTTGGATGAAATGCAGGTCGCAGACCAAAAGGTGCAGAGGTTGCACTCATAGGATGCTCCTAAAAATAGTTGAAGGACAATTTTGTTTTCGGCTTTATTCAAAGCATCAGGCAAAATCACCTTGGAACGTGATTTTTAGGGTACTAATTCTGTTGATCACCCGCCTTGTACAAAGCAGGTGATCTTTCGAGCATTATGCACTCAATAAATAAATAAAACAACCATTATTCAAAGAATGGCGCAGGCGCATCTTTCTCGCCATCGATCAGGTCACCTTCGGCGCGAATCAAGCTCTTGCCATTGCTGTCGCGAGCTGAATTCAGCAGTTGTTCTTGCTGAACGCGAATCTTGCCTGCCTCTTCCATTGGTTGATAGTGATGCTTCTCAGCCATGTAATCCTGATAGATATCCATCGGGAGTTTGTAGAGGATCATCTCGTTGCAGGAGATGTGACCGACGTGCTCACCTTCCTTGACCTTGAGGTGCTCCATACCCTCGAGCTCATCGCACAACACCGCCTGATAACCCAAGCGCATGCGGCTGTGGATGGTGTCGTACTGGTTGGTGGTCGATAACCAGCAGTAATGCCAGTTTGGATCGCCTACTACCTTCGGCAGCGCTTCCTGAGTGAACTCTGACTGGAAGCGACGACGACGGGTTGGTGCTGATGCCAGTGCATCATCAGCCGAGGCGCGTGATTTGTCTACTGCTGCGCGGTTTTGACGACCTGCGCCACTGTTCTTACGGATACGGTCATCCATGATTATCTTCCTTTGTTCTGACGGTCATATTCAACAAAGCGCTGGATCATTTTCTTGCGCTTCTCTGGATCATCCCACACACCCATCTCTTTGATGGCGGCAACACGCTCTGGAGAGAGTGTGAAGTTGTTCCCGCTGCGTGTAGGTGACGATTCCCTGCCTGTGCCTGTGACGGCTGAGCGTGGACGCTCTCGTTGCATGGTTGCACCCCGTTTGTTGCCACTATCGTAGCGATGTGGCAGATATTTCGACAGGCGCGTGTCCAATTCATCCCAATAATCTGGGCTGGATGGGTCATACCCCTCTGCTGTCAGACGCTTATCAATCGTTTGCGTCATTTCAGAGTCGATATCCTTGCCTGCGGGGTCATACCATGTGTTTTTAGCCATCCAATCTGCTGCATTACGCTGCACAGTGGGGTCGGGAAGCTGAATATTCTGTCTCTGGGGCTGAGACATCTGCTTCGTGGCGTTTTCCTTGATGTTTTTGAGTGCTTCATACTTTCGCATCGACTCATACATCAATTCCTGCGCACGAACCATCGACTCGCCGTCCTGAGACGCGACCGCTTCCTTCATTTTCATCTTGGCGTACTCAATCTGCACCTGCGTGTCGTCCATCACCTTCTCGACACGCGCTAATTCAGCGCCAGATGTGCGTGTTTCGAGGTTTGCAAGCCTCTCCGCCAACTGTTGATTCTGCTTTTTGAGGGCATTGATCAAATGGTTGGACTCTTTCGCCTTCTCGCGGTGAATTTGCTTCTTGAGTTTGCGCTCTTCGCGACGTGCTTCACGGATCGCCTCACGATCAGGGTCATTATTCAGACCATCATCGCCTTCGTCACCGTCATCATCGTCGTCTACAGAGCCGCCTTGTGCCATTGGCTGCGCTTCTGGCTTTGCATCACCCTCTTCCAAGGGCAATTCGACCGTCGCGCTACCGTCTGACGCCTCTTCGACCTGCATTTCCATCTTATCTGTTGAGTTCATGCTGTTTCCTTAATTAAACATTCAGAAACAATTTTTTTGGATGACATTGTTGAAACAATAGCTTGCGCCATAATCAATAATTGATCATCATTCATAATGTTTCTAAATGCATTTACGCACATACAAACAAGTCGCACGTTCCCATGAACATAATCTTTTTCATTATCTATTCTGTCCACAGAAATAGACGTTGGCGTAGTTTTTCCGCCAGCCCAAGTCATACGAACTCCAGATAATGCGCAACAACCTTCTTGCTGATCGTAAATTTCCATTAAATATTCAATGTCAATTTCTACGTTTCTACGCCTTTTCGCTTGTTGCAAAATTGCATTAAAACTTTGGGTTGGCGTTTTTTTATGACGTGCCTTCTGTTTTGCTAATTGCTCTGCTTTGTTACGTTGAAACCAATCAGCGTGGTATTGTTGCTTTTTGAGTTTGTCCATTACAGGAACGCCTTAACTTTCAAGGGATCGCCAGTCACCTTAGAGATGACCTCATGATCGTTAAAAACGGAGAACAGCGCCATGTTTTGCTCGCCATTCACCACCTCACCGTAGGGTACTTCCCATCGGTCACCGCCCCATTTTGGAACGCGCACATAATCGCCCACTTCTGCCCAAGTGCCTTCAGCCCAAGGGAGTAAAGTGTCGCGGTTTTTGTATGCAAGGGGGCCAAGCGCGACGATTTTCGCTACTTGCGTGTTCCACTTCTCGGTCTCCTTGGTGTCTTCCACCAAAATGATTCCGCTGTCCGTGGTTTTCTTTGGGACTTGCTTGAACTGAACTAATACCCGACCACCAAGGGGGGTACAGCCAGAGTCTACGGATGGAAATGCTTCTTCAAGCGTCATTCGACACTCCTTTTCAATAGCTCTATTCAGAGCGGGTGGTACTACAAACTTCAGTCTTCCTTCAGCAGCTCATCGAGAATATCCAGAGCTTCTCCAAGCCCCTGATAAATCCCTACCATTCTCTGGTATGACTCGATATTTATAGCGTTGCCGTTGGCAAGCGAGAGGGCGATCTCGTCGCGCCTCTGCTTGAGTTGATGGATTAGCCTACCTTCCACGACCTGCCGCCTTGCGCATAGGTACAGCGATGGCAACTGTCAAGCCGACACCCTTTTTAGGAGGCACAGCGCCGCCTTTCTTCAGGGTAGCAATCTTGCCAGCCATACCTGCTGCTGGGCGTGCGAGTGGTGGGGGCGATGAGTTCTTTGCTGGCAGAGTTGACACGCCTTTCTCAGACATGACTGCGCCGCCTTTGGCGAATTTAGCTACTTTGCCGCCAGACTTCATGGTGTTTGCTTCGCCCATGCCATACATAGCCATGCGCTTGTGCATACGAATTGCTTCAGACATTTTGTACTCCTTCAGGTGGTTGGGGTTGTTGCGCAGCCTGCTGTGCGGCAAGTTGCTGTACTTGTTGCGCTTGCTGCGCCTGCTGTGCCATAGCAGCCTGCTGTTCGGCTTGCTGCTGTTGCATTTCAAATTGCTTCTCAATCGTCAGGACATTGACATCATGAGTGATCTCCGCTGCCTTCTCTTGCTCGGCGGCGACCAATTCCTGCATCTTGAGCTTGCCGTCTTGCGCGAGCTTAGCTTGATCAAGCTGGATGCGTTGCTGATCTGCCTGACCTTTGCGCTGCGTCTCAGCCATCTGCGTCTGCACCAGCGCCTGTACTGACGGATCAGTAGGTTGCTGCTGCTGGCGGAGCTGCTGCATCATCTGCATCATTTGCTGCATGACTGGCTGGACTCCACCGAACTGCTGTGGGACGTCCATAAATACATGCTGCGAGGATGCCGCGAGCAACTGCTGGGCTTCTTTGATGATTGGCTCTTCCTTCAGGATGTTGAACTTGCGACCAAGCGCTTGGCTGGTGTGCATGTCCATCTGATCCAGATACCAGAGAGTCAGGTGCTGCTTGAGGTGCTCCAGACCTGCAGGCATGAACACAGGCGCGATGATTGGGTTTGAGCCATACATCGGGTTTCGTGCGTAGTCGAGCAGGACTTGGATGTGCGCGAGGTGGTCTTGACCGGGGAACGCGCCGACGGGTTTACCCAGCGTCATTGCCACGTTCTCTAGCGCAGGGTTCATCTGCTTAACATCTTGCGGATCAGGTAGCACTTCATTCGTATCAGGAATCTTGAGCTGCTTAAGAATTCGCTTCTCAACAGCCAAGCGATTGTAGAGGTCTGGATTCGCCTGTGCGCGTGCGGCGAGAGCTTGAACCTGAGCATAGCGTTGCGTCTCCGCAAAGATGTGTGGGTCAGATACAGGAACGATGTCGTCGTTCTTCTCGAAGTCAGCGCTTGTCACGCCGAGCTCGCGAGCCATCTCGATATCATCCTCATCCAGATACCAGCGATTCAATCGCGCCAAAATCTTAAACACGCGAGCTTGCGACTGATGCAGACGTGCGTGGATGGAGCTGAACACTGCAGCGCCTTGCTCGATCAGAGCTTGCGTTGTACCGACAGGGGAGTTGGCAGTCACGTCAGCGATCTTTTCTTCCGCCGTGGTGACCACGCCCTTGGCAGCATCAGTCAACCAGCCGAGCAGGGACATGAGCACCTGACTTGGGGGGTTGAATGGCATGGGCATGGCTATCTTGCGGATATCGTCTATTCCCGGCGCTGCTTCAATCTCTGTGACTTGCGTGGGCTCGACGACGATACTTTGCCCCGAGACTTTGCCGCCCTTGAGCTTGAGCATGGTGGGGTTAGTGTTGATATGCGCCGAATCGAGCAGAGCTCGTAGAGCACCAGTAAGAGCGGCCGATAAGCCACCAATAAGGTGAGGTAGACCAATAGCATATGCACCACGCCAAGGTATGAATTTGAATTCGACAATCCAGTCCAGCTTGGACATGCGCTTGTCGCCGTCTTCCCAGTTGCGATAGAGCCCCACCACTTCGCTGGAGTTCTTGTCGATCATCAGGATGTATGGAGCACGCTCGCCCTTTGAGAACTTGTCGTCCTCCTCTTCCATCCATGTGTAGATGTGATAGACGGTGCGCACGCCATCGATGTTCTCGTACTCTGACTTCTTGCCTTCGATCTTGTCGTTCGCTTTCTCTGGCTTGGTCTGCTCAGGCTCTTGGCTGGAGCGATAGATGCTGATGTCCCGGTACAGGCCTGAGTTCACGCGCATCTCGAACTCTTCCTGCGTGATGTTGTTGACCTCAGTCACACGCGATGCGGTGTAGAAGTTGCCAGCAGCATAGGGCAGATAGATGTTGTCGATTGGCAGGAACTCCACGCACGACCGACGCTTCTGTTCGTCGCGCCAGATTTTCATATACTGCGATCCGCCAAGTGGTGTCTGCGTGAGGGTTTGCTCCTCCTCGTCGCGGAACTCTTCGATCTGCTCGGTCAACTGCCAATTCATGAAATCGCGCTTGCGCTCAGCTTTGTTAGTCTTGTCCTCTGTCACTTCGCCGTTGATCTTGGTCTTGACAGGGCCATCCGCAGGGAACAGCTCCTTGATTGCACGCGCAGAAAAGTCGATGCACGCCTCAGCCATGACAGGATGTACAACTCGCGAAGCGCCCATGAACTGCGCACCACCGGGGGCGTCGTGTCCCAAACCAGTCCGACGCAATCCCTCTTCGTACTGTTTATCTCGCTCTTCACGGGCGTCCTTATCTTTTTCAATCAGGTCGATGTACTTCAGCGCCACCTCAGACAATCGCCATGAATCGATGTCGTCTGCCATGTTGGAGTAAAACGATGGCGACTCTTCAGGCGTCTTCAGGTCGTCAAGACGTACGATCGCAGACCCATCCTCGAGCTCCTCAACATCCTGCTGAGCATCCTCGCTGAATATGTCTAACAGCGGATCGTCCGCGAAATTCTCTTCATCGCCGATGCCGTCAATGTGACGGTTGTAGTCTTGAGGTATGGGGAATTCTGTAGCCATCATTTAGCCTTTGATAGTTCGTGACGCATTGCGTCTAATGAGTCAGCGAAGGATACTTTGCCGCCGTGGGCTTTTAAAAGATCAGTTGATTCTTTTTCCATAGGATCAAATGCAGCAAATTTTGATCGAACTTGTTTGGGGTGGAATGGGATAACAACCTGATGTCCTTCGCCGCCACCTTTTCCGCCAACGTCAATAATTCCATCATGTCCAAGTTGTTTTAATGCGTTAGTAACTTTGTCAGGTATTGATGTCCAAACATAAGAATTTTTACCTTCGTTTATATCTTTTTGTAATTCATCAACCCATTGTTTTGGAGTGTAATGTGATTCTTTTGCCCACTGATCTGCGCCAATTTTTAATTTTGTTCTGTCGTTTTTAAATTGTTCTTTTAAAAAAGGTATGACATTGTTAGTGAGATGCTCTACATCCGATGTAATCAATGGCTGATCCATCCTAACCTTTCCTGTAAGTACTCCTTGCGCTGCTGTCCAAGGCGCATTAGTTTGACTTATTTCGTATGGATAACCTGCAACTTTAAATATTTTTGATAAATCTTCAGGATTGTCATACAGTTCACCAGACTCTCCCCAAAGATTTCTTAACGCTGCCAATGGATTTCCACGCTCTTCTTGCAATACATGATCAAGATGCCGCTTATCGGCAATGCTTGCATTAGATCCTTCAGGATGCAAAGTAAATGCACCAGATGCTTCTTTGGGATTTTCATATCCTGTTCTGTAATAACCACTTAATATTTTTTTCTTTTGATCTGGTAACAAATAATGCCAGCTTTGCTCAACAGTAATTAGATTTTTTCCTTTTATTCCCAAATCTTTAGGATTGACTTGAAAATAATTTGCCATATTTCCTTCGTCATACATTGAAGTATCGGCTTTACTTGTTGCGTATTTTGATGCCAATTCAGGTTTATCTGTTCCATATGGCATTGGACCAGATGTGGCACGTTTTGGATCAAGCCCTTTCCCCTCTAACAATCTATCTAATCTTTTCGTTCCATGTAAATAATCATAATAATTTTGTGCTGCAAGGCGATCTTGAGCTGTATTCTCTGGGTGCAATCCCAACCCGCCTTGTTCAATAGGTAATGCCGCATTACGCTGTGCTGTTTGATGAGCAATTTTAACTGGAGTTAATAACTTACCACCTGATGTAGGTGGCGCAGCATACGATGCCGGAGCAACCATGCCGGGCATCCTACCTTGCAAATACATCTCAGCCGCCATCGCCGCGGTATCTTTGATCTCTGGCAATGCACGACTAGCCATGTACCTAGCGGCACCCGGTATTGCGTGCAGCTCACCCGTCTTTCCAATCAGCCCCATCGTTGGATCAAGGCCCATCGAAGAGCCTGTCAAGTGCTCAACACCTGAGAACAGGTCACCGATCGCCTTAATGACGTGGCCTTGACCGCGGCCACGAGATACCTGATCCTGCGCAAAGTCTATGTCGGACATCCGGTCGGGCTTGATGCCTGAGTCCAATTGCCTGTTCAAGTCAGCCATGCGTAAGTCATAACTTGTCTGCGGATTAGGCTTAACCTGACCTGACTCATCAAGCAACGGAACACCCAGCGCAGTATAGGCTTGTGATGCAGGCTTTCTGTTCACGCTGAACGCATTGGTGTCGGGCGCTCTCTCAAGCGAAATACCATCATATGGCATGTCAACTACGCCACCACGATCCATGTGCGCTATGCCGCCAGATGCCATACGTTGCGGCTGGTTCATAACCGCCAGCTTAGCCAGATCGAGGTTGAGCATCTCGTTGGCTTGCGGATCGCGCACGGTGTCCTTGATCGCCTCGACCGCAGGGGTTTGCGTGTCGGTGATCATCCCACCGTCGGCAAACCCCATCACGCGCTTAACTTTGTCAATATACGACTCATTGTTAGGTACGAATGTCCCAGTGTCTGGCGTGATGCTGTTCACACCCGGCATCGCCTTTGTGTAATAGTCGCGCTGCGCGGCCTGATCAGGAAACAGTGCGCGGCCTTCAGGTGAGTTGATAAAATCACCACCCTCTGCAGCCACGTTGTGCGCTCGGGAGTTGATGTTCGCCCATGCCTCGAGCGGATTGTCAAACCTGTTTGCGGACGGGAATACACTATTTCGCATTTCAGGCGACAGATACCGAGCGCGTTCGAGAATGTCGTTGTCTTTGCTAAGGTCCACGCCTGCACGGTTGTTCATCTGCAGCGTGTGGGTTAGCTCATGCGGCACGGTGTTGAACGCCTCTTGCATGTTCTGGACGACGGCCTTGTTAGGCGCCGACTTGTCAACGTAGCCAGCCATGTTGCTGTTGTTGATGTTGAATTCTAAGTTGGCCCGATCATACGGGCTAAGTGACTCGAGCCAGCGATCAGGGTTGCTCGACTGGTTCGCGGCCTGCAGCAAACGGATTGCCTCTTGTTGCGTCTGGCTCATGCGCCCGGGGTAATACCTGCCGCCAGCGACGATACGGTCCAGCTCCTTACGATTGCCACCGATCTCAGCCATGATATCAGCCAGCGTAGGCTTAGACTGCGGCTTCAAGTCGTTGATGTCGTCTTCCATGGCACGCTCGGTTGCACTTTTTTGTTTGGCTGGAGTCGGCATAAGCGTCACATGGCGTAAGGGTTGCCCCGCTTGATGCGGGTTTCGTCGACGTAATCGCTATCATCATAATGCGGTTCGGGATCAATGTCCAGATATCCTGAATCCCTCAGATACCTTAGTGCCTGACTCATCGTATCAACGTAGTCGTCGTGATTCGTCTCAGGAAACGAGCAGACCTGCTGCACGAATGGCTCCGCCCAATCCCTGATGTATCCCTTGCGCTTAGTCGACTCAGGTAGGTACACGCGACCAGCCGCGATGATGTTCGAGATCAGGTGGACACGCTGCACCTTGTCGAGCTTGCCCGGATTGTATCCTCGCACCTGCACATGCGCCCTACCTAAGTCTTGGATCAGTGACTGACCTGACGCCTTTTCCTCGATCAGCACGAGGTCGACGCGCTTGCCCGGTTCCCCATACACCGCCGTGTAATCCTCCAGCAGCTTGGGCTTTAGGTCAGGGTAGGCGAGGTGCTCGCTCCAGCAGTCGATCAGCATCGCGCACAGTGGGCGGTCTAGCGGCTTGAATATCCCCCACACCGAGCACGCAGTCGGATCACCAGTCGTGCGCTCGGTGTACGCAGTATCATAGCTCTGTAGGACGTACTCAAACTGAGGGAACTCGCGCTCCGATGGCCAAAGTCTAAACCAGTCACGGTTGATGATCCCGCCTTCCTCTGGATCGATGATCTCAGCATAAATTTCTTGCCTACCAATTTTCGTGCCTTCATAGCTAAGAATCTGCTCCCTGAATGATGGTGCGAGGTTGTCGATGTTCGAGTAGGTCGAGGCGGTGGTCACCACCACGTTGTCGCCGTCGCGCTCAATGAGCTCCATGATG